GGCGACACTGCAACCGCGTTGGCCGACGCCGTAGCGGATCTCATGATCCTCTCGACGAACGCCTTCTTGGTTAGCCTGAATGGATGGGAATCTTAGTCATCGGCGCAGTCCCCTGACGGGGATACTGCACTCCAACTTGTAGTTGGTTCGATGGCTCGGAGACTCACCCATGAGTTTGGGGGTGCCTCAACAGCATGGGACATCTACCTGGAGTTAATCCAAGTAATGTCTAATTGCCATGTTGAGGAACTTCAGAACTTGTGGGGGGCGATCCTTACGGACGCCACCCACGCATTCCCGACCCTGAGAGACGAATTCGAGAGAGATCTCGCCCGTCTCCAGAGAGCTGTGGGGCATAGAGGTATTCGAGTTTTTCTCGAAGACCTCCCTGCCATTGGTAAACACCTTGATCAGTGTTTATCATGCGGCCAGTACAAATTATCAGGGTTACCTCTAACCAAGAGGTACTCTAATACGGTAGTGATTCCGAAGTTTCTTCGGGGACTCTACCTACTGGTTTTTCACAGCTCGGGAACCCTAAAGGAGAATTGCAATGTCGAAGCCCTCCTATTCTTGCGCCAGCTTTTGCTGGTTTTCAAGAAAGGAAAACTCCGATGCAGTGATGAAGCTAACTCCGCCGAACTGGTGGAGTTCTTCGTCACCGACAGAGGACTCCCAGAACCTGAAAGGTTCTGGGGATCTTACTCTTTTGGTTCAGGACCTGATTCCGGAGGACTTCAGTCCAACGAAATTGAGTCTGTGCAGGGACATACTGGATATACTCCCGTATGTTCCTGTGAACCATCGACTCCCTTTACTGTCACTGCTACTGAAGAAACTGAGCAATCAGTAACTTCGGTTGAAGGAGAGGCCCTCGCGGGCTCCAACTCCAAAGTGCCAGATAGACGTGTCGAGCAATGGTACAGAGGTTTCTCTGTATCACCGCGATACGTCGCAAGAGTCACAGAGTTGTTTCCGGAACACCGGAAACAGCTGTCGGTTCTCCTGGCCAAGTTGGACTTCGTGTCCAACCTGGTTACCTCCAGTCTAGGATCGTATGATCCGTCCGACTGGAAGTTTAGGCACGGCCCAGGCGCTGTTTCAGAGTATCGAGGACCAGCCAACAAGTATTGTTGGACAAACTGGTCTTCGGCTCTGGAAGATGAGTTCCCAGTTGCGGATTATGGTTTCCATAATTTTAGCAGTTGGGCAGACAGGATAAAGACTGGACCGGAGATTAGCTCGCAAGAGCTACCCTCTAGAATGGTCTGCGTCCCGAAAACCTATTCGAAACCGCGG